ACCTAAGGTAATACCAAATCCTTTAGAACAGTTTGCTTCTTATACACCCCTGTGGACCTTGGCCTGTCTAACTCCAGAACAGTATAACGATCCTAGATCATATAGGAATAGTCCTGCCGATCTAAAACATATAGTAATGAGTTCTGGTGGTAGATACGATACCCAGCGAGTGCAGACAGCCAGCGGCACCCCAGAATTTTTTATCAACAATTTTACCATGAAAGCAGTGGTAGGTGCCAATAAAAAAACAGGTAACAGCAATGCTTTTAAATTTGAGTGGACCATATACGAACCATATTCTATGGGACTATTATTACAGAGTCTACAGATAGCGGCAAAAAATGCAGGATATCCTAACTACCTTAATAACACACCCTTTGTGTTGAGATTAGATTTTCAAGGTTACGATGAGCAGGGGGTTCCATATACATCTGTGAAACCTAAATTTTTCACACTGTGTATAACGGCTGCAAAGTTTGAAGTCAATGAAAGTGGCAGCACCTATAAAATGGAAGGTGTGCCCTTCAACCATAAAGGATTCAGCGACCTTGTTAATCTAGCATTTAATGACGTAAAATTAACACTGGGAGAAAAAGGCCTTGTAGAAGAATTATTGTCGGGCACTACTAATGAAAGTCTACAAAAAGTTTTAAATGACATAGAACAGAGATTAAAAGACGATGAATTGATCGGAGAAAAAGATGTCTACGAAATAGTGTTTCCAACATCGTCATCACAATTTAATTCAGTGAACGGGCCAGCTAATACCAAAGCCGCCACAGTGGATCCTAACGAGTCACCAAAAACAGTTATTAATGGTACCAACGTAGAAGTTAAAAAAGATTTTGATCAAAACGAAATAGGTGGAGCCAGTCTGGGATTTGATCAGAGCAAAGGCGGAACATACGTAATGCGTAAAAACGATCAACGAGATGCTAAAACCGGGTTGATCAACAGAGATAAAATGGTTATCGACCCAACCAAGCGTGTGTTTCAATTCGCACAAGGACAGAGCCTTACAGCAATCATGAACCAAGTAATATTGAGTTCAGATTATGCAGCCAAAGCCATTGATCCTAAATATAAAACCCCTGAAGGATTTGTTAAATGGTTTCGACTAGACGTTCAGATTGAATTATTAAAATTCGATGCCGTGACTGGCGAATATGCTAGAAAATATACCTTCCGAGTAGTTCCTTATCTGGTGCATGAAACAATATTCTCTAATCCGAATTCTGCGCCTATTGGTTATAGTGAATTACAAAAAACAATTTCTAAAGGTTACAACTATATCTACACAGGCCAAAATGTAGATGTGTTAAAATTTGACATACAGATTAACAATTTATTCTTTACAGGGGTTACTCCTAGTAAACCCAGCGACTCGGGAACAGCAGCGAATCCCGACACCGGCGGCGGTACCGCACCACAGATCAACAAGCTGGCCAAAACCGGACAGGGAACTTCAGCAGGAGCCCAATTGGCCAGCGGTGGTCGTGCAAGATTAAAGAGAGATCCTAAATTAATCGAACAGTCATTGAAAGGCGGCGCAAACCAAACAGATACAGAACAGCAGGTAGCCAAAGCGTTCCACGAAGCATTTTTAAACAATGGTTCGGAATTAGTCACAGTGAATCTTGAAATATTAGGAGATCCGTATTGGATTGTTGATAGCGGAATATCTAACTATTTTGCATCGCCGTCGGATACTAATCCCGCTCTGACCGAAGACGGCACAATGAATTATGAAAGTGGAGATGTCTATGTATATCTGACTTTCCGAACACCTACAGATATAGACGAAACCACGGGATTATATGAGTTTGCTACAGGTGGAAAGGTAAGTCCGTTCAGCGGAATTTATAGAGTATCTGCCTGCGAAAGTGTGTTCGCAGACGGAGCATTTAAACAAAAATTAACCTGTTTGAGAATGCCGGGACAGGCAGTGGATTACAAAGATAATCCTCCAGAATTACTCAATGATCCAAATATACCAACATCAAGTGCTATGACAATAGGGGCTGATGAACCGGTAGCAAGTTCGCCCTTAGATGATCCTGGATACAATCAAGCAGTCGCACCAAACTTTACACCGGTATCAGTGAGAGGTAATCAAGTTCCTGGCGACAGAGCAATAACATAATGGATAAATCAAATGGCTGAAGAAAGTAGACCGTCGTCGGAATATGCAAATCAAGGTGGACTGAGATCTGGCCCCTATCTGGCTAGAATAGTTAATCATCTCGATCCTAGTCTAATGGGAAGTCTCGAAGTCACTCTGCTAAGAGAACAAGGAAATACCTTTGGAGAAGACACGCAGACACATGTGGTTAGGTGCGCCATGCCATTCTTTGGGTACACCGGTTTTGAATTTATGGGACAAAATTCTGCAACGGTCTCGGGCAAGTCCAGCGATGCCTATAACGACACACAAAAAAGTTATGGCATGTGGTTCGTACCACCAGATGTAGGTGTAACAGTATTAGTGGTATTCATTGACGGAGATCCGGCACAGGGCTATTGGATTGGCTGTGTGCCAGCAAGATTCACCAACAACATGGTGCCTGCAATTGCCGGATCATCACAGGTTGACATGGATAAAACAGACAGCGACAGATATGGGGTAACTGCAGGACCAGAAAAGTTAAGAGTAACAAATTTACCTGTGGCAGAAATCAATAAAAAGCTCAATATCAAACAACAGGAAGTTAATCCAGATAAGATTAAAAAGGCAGTACATCCGATAGCTGATCGCTTTTTAGAACAAGGACTACTACTGGATGATATAAGAGGAGTAACCAGCAGCTCGGCTCGTAGAGAAGCACCTAGTATGGTATTTGGTATATCAACTCCAGGTCCGTTGGATAAGAGAAACGATGCTAAAAAAGCAAAAATAGGAACACAGAATTATCAATCACCAAATCCAGTGCCAGTTAGTAGACTAGGTGGTACACAGTTTGTAATGGACGATGGCGACGAACGGTATGTTAGAGAAACATCCGCTGGATCCGGCCCTTACAAATATATCGATGTTCTTGAAAAGAAAGTTGTTGGCACAGGCGAAACCGCGTCTAGTTCCGGTGAACCAACTATTCCCTATAATGAATATTTCCGTGTAAGAACCAGAACCGGGCATCAACTATTGATGCATAATTCGGAAGATTTAATTTATATTGGAAATGCTAGAGGCACCACATGGATCGAATTAACTTCAAACGGTAAGATTGATATCTATGCTCAAGACAGTGTTAACGTTCATACAGAAACTGATCTAAATGTGTTTGCCAATAGAGACATTAATTTTGAAGCCGGCAGAAATATCAATATGAAATCCGGAGGCAGACTAAAGGCAGACATCGGAACCAACATGGAACTGTTGATAGGAGCAGATGGAAAAATCACTGTGGGATCAAATTGGGATCAAAAAATAGGTGGAACAACAAAATTAGCGTCAACTGGTAATATTAACCTAGTATCCGCAGCCAACAATAGATTCACCTCAGGGGCAAGCACACATATAGCAGCAGCAGGAGAGCTCAGGGAAAGCGCCAGCACGATACATATGAATGGAGAATTAGCAGACGTAGCGGATGTAGCAGAACAAGTAATACCATTGACAACACATGCTAATCCAGCGACATCCGCCACAGCTGATTGGGCCACAACAAGATATCAATCCGGAACCTTATCTAGTATTATGAAAAGAATTCCAATGCACGAGCCCTGGCTGCTGCATGAAAATCAAGCACCAGATCAACTCACACCCGATAAGACTGATAGAGAAGTCTAGGAGATAATATGGCAAATAAATTATATAATCAAAAAACTGTTGCAAATAATGTAGCCTCTGTAGGAGATAAAGGAGGAACATTTACCTACAAAGGTTTTAGCTCCAAAGAATTTTCTCGTAATTACAAACTTTATGATATTGACCTAGTCAAGCAAGATCTTATCAATCATTTTTATATTCGCAAGGGTGAAAAATTAGAAAATCCGGACTTTGGAACGATCATTTGGGACATGTTATTTGAACCATTTACTGAAGATGTGAAAAATATGATCGCTAAAGATGTAGAAACTATTATCAATTACGATCCAAGAATCGCTGTAAATGAAGTGTTGATTGACACTACAGATCAAGGAATAAGAATACAAGCAGATGTTACATATATTCCTTTTAATATCAACGAACGTATGACATTTGATTTTGATAAAAACAATTCTATCATTAACTAAGCAGTTTATTTTGTTTGGTAAATATGATATAGGAACTGACAATGACAACAACTAGTAGACAAAATAACTTAATACTCAATCAAGATTGGACGAGAATTTATCAGACATTTAAAAACGCTGATTTCAAATCATATGATTTTGAAAATCTACGTAGAGTTATTATCACCTATCTGAGAGAAAATTATCCAGAAGATTTCAATGACTACATTGAATCATCAGAATACATGGCCCTCATCGATGCCGTTGCATTCCTAGGACAAAGTCTAGCTTTCCGTATCGACCTAGCATCAAGAGAAAATTTCATCGAACTAGCAGAACGCAAAGAAAGCGTTTTACGACTAGCTCGCATGCTCAGCTATAATGCTAAGAGAAACATAGCGGCTAATGGGTTGATCAAATTTTCCAGCGTAACAACCACAGAAGAATTATTAGATTCAAACGGTAAAAATTTATCCAATCAGATAGTGTCATGGAATGACCCAACTAACACCAACTGGTTAGAACAGTTTATTACTATTCTTAACGCGGCTATGGCCGATAACACAGAATTCGGTCGCAGCCAAGGATCTGGAACAATACAGGGAATTCCCACAGAACAATATAGATTCAAGACAATCAGCACAGACGTTCCAATCTACACATTCGGAAAAACTGTGGCAGCAAGATCTATGACCTTTGAAATAGTCAGCACAGCATTCAAAGACAGCGATGCGGTATACGAAGAACCACCAGTACCTGGAAACCAATTAGGTTTCATATATCGCAACGATAGTAAAGGACCTGGAAGTCAGAATACCGGTTTCTTTTTACTATTCAAACAAGGCAGTTTAGAACTTGCAGATTTTTCTATAGATGTTCCGACTACTAACGAAACTGTAGCAGTAAACAGTGCTAATATCAACAATGATGATGTATGGTTATTCAGTCTAGGAAGCAGTGGTAATCAACTAGATCAATGGACACAGGTTTCTAGTTTAATTGGCAGTAATATCGCTTATAACAGTTTGACACAAGATATTAGGAACATTTTTGCAGTTGAAACTAAAGAAGAAGACAGAATTAATCTAGCATTTGCCGATGGCATTTACGGTAATTTACCACAGGGTGCATTCCGTGTTTATTACAGAATCAGCAATGGATTAAGCTATACCATCTCCCCAGCAGAACTGAGAGGAATTAATATCACAGTCCCATATATCAATAAGAGTGGCCAATCACACACATTGACTATTGGATTAGCTCTACAATATTCTGTGGCTTCGAGTGCTGCATCAGAAGACATTGATTCAATTAGAACTAATGCTCCTGCAGTATATTACACACAGAATAGAATGATCACAGGCGAAGACTATAATCTTGCGCCGTTATCCAGTTCTCAAGACATATTGAAAATTAAATCTATAAACAGAACATCTAGTGGTATTAGTAGAAATTTTGATATACTCGATGCCAGCGGAAAATACAGCAGTATAAATGTGTTTGCCGATGACGGGTTTATCTATAAAGAACAGGTAGAAAGTCAATTAAATTTTAAATTTACTAGTAGAATTGAAATATTAAATTTTATTAGACGTAGTGTTGAACCTATTTTTACTGACACAGATGTATATAATTTCTATATCACTAAATTTGATAAAATTCTTTTTACAGACTTAAACAGTGTTTGGCAGAGCGTTACTTCAGATGTTAATATGGCCACAGGATATTTTAAAAACGTGGTTGATAATTCTTTATTAAAGGTAGGAGTATATTCTACCAGCAGCTTAAAATATCTCGCTCCGGGTGCATTGATTAAATTTATTCCCCCTGCAGGATATGCTTTCAAGAAAGGCGAGTTAGTATTGATTGATACCAACGACTCGGAACAAACGGATAGACTATGGACTAAGACTGTAAGAATAGTTGGTGACGGTACTAATGCCGGCAGAGGAGTGTTAACTACAGGGCTTGGACCAATAACTTTTAATAATCCTGTGCCAACGGGTGCGATAGCGAATCGAATCGTTCCTAAGTTTGTTAATAATTTACCTACAGCACTAGAAACAGAAATCGTTAATCAGATATTTCAAGAATTAAACTTTGGGCTGAGATTTAATGTAGATACTTCAACCTGGAAAATAATCTCCGCCAGCGATTTAGATCTAGTATCTAATTTCAGTCTAGGGCAAGCAGGAGATACTACAAACAGTAATTTAGATGCATCTTGGATATTGGCATTTGTGAAAGACGTAGATCAATATGTAATACGAATCCGTGGATTAAATTATGTGTTTGGCAGCGTGGAACAAAATAGATTTTATTTTGATGCTAATGAAAAACAATACAACGACAGCCTAGGACGAGTGGTCAAAGATCAAGTGAAGGTTCTAGGAATCAATAAATCTAGCACAGGATCGGCTGTCCCTATCAGCAACGATTTTACTTTTGAAATCGATGACACAATTAAATTTGATGATGGCTATGAAAGTTCTATAGAAATTAAAGTGGCATTCTCTGACAGAGACGACGATGGTGTCGTGGATAATCCCGAATCATTTGAACAGATAGTAGGCGAAGATACACAATTAAACTATTTGTTTTTTGAAGAAATAATTGACGAGGCTGGTTCTCAGGTATTTCAGTTAGTAGATAATTCAGATAATTTAATATTGATAGTTGAAAGAGAATCGCTGATTACTATTTCCAACTACACCGACGGACAATTAATATATTTTTATGATTCGGCAGAAGATCAAGTCAAACGTGTTGATAAAACAACCAATACCCTAATATTAGAAAGCTCATACAAAGGCGTGATAGGCCGAGACAATCTTAAATTTCAATATGTACACAACGCCAGTGTTGATAGAAGAATTGATCCTAGTGTAAGTAATATCGTTGACATTTTCTTATTGACTAGAAGCTATGATTCTGCATTTAGAACTTACCTAACAGGTGGAACAGATACTGAACCCGAAGCACCAAACAGCGACAGTTTAAAGATCAGCTTCGGTACCAAATTAGATGCTATTAAATCTATCAGCGACGATATCATTTATCATCCTGTGAAATACAAAGTATTGTTTGGATCTAAAGCAGAAACAAAATTGCAGGCGCAATTTAAAGTGGTTAAAAATCCCGGACAAACAATTAATGATAATGAATTAAAAGTTAGAATAGTCACTGCCATTAATGAATTTTTTGATATCGCAAACTGGGATTTTGGCGACAGATTCTATCTCAGCGAATTAGTTACCTATGTGCTGAATCAAGTAGCACCCGATATCAGCAACATAATAATAGTTCCAAGACAGACCAGCCAGTCATTTGGTAGTCTGTTTGAAATACAGA